CCGAAGCTGATTGGACTCTTCTTGAACACTCTTTGCGTACCGTAAAGCTTCTTCTTCGCGGCGTTGCGCTTCCCGCATTTTTTTCGTCAAACGATCAATGCGCTTCTGCGTGTTGCTTTCCGCTTTCTCAAAAGCGTCCGGCTCTGAAACCTCTACGTCAGAGTCCGAAGAGTCCGAAGAACTGTCTAACTCAATTTCAGTTTCTTCAGAGTCGTCTAAATCTAGTTCAATTTGATCTTCTTTTGCCATTTCTGCCTCTAATAGTGAAGTATATCTGCAGGATCCGTTATACGAGCAAGAATTTCGTCATCATTCAAAATTCTTACTTCGCCGCCGTCTATATTAAAACGAGAACCCGCGTATCGAGCAAACATAACCCAATCGCGCTCCTCGCACCACGCGCCCTTCGGAAATTTTTCCTCGTCTTGGTACGCAAGCGGCCCTACTTTCAAAACATACCCCACCTGAGTTGAAACCTGATTTTGCTCTACAACTTGGTCGGGTAAATACAGACCGGATTCGGTCTTACCCTTGCCGCGGTAAGGCAAAATTAGAATGCGCCAACCCGTGGGTGAAGGCATCCTATCAAGTAACGTTCCATCAATGGCTTCGGGATTGAGAACTTTCGGAGCTTGATACGCGTCCGAAAGATTTTTTACCGCGTCTTCGACGCTTTTAAGGTCAACCTTAGTCAACACTGCGCTCCTGTTTATCTAGCAGGCCCTTGAGTTCCTGTTCCACGTGATTTAGGGCTTCCATGTTCCCCATAAGCTCACGATATTGCTCCATAGACTTGACGTTGCCATACTGCATCAGGTCAACAACGGCATGTCTACGTTCCCTTATAATACGAAACACCGCTTCCGCAACGTAAATTTCATCCATTTCCTTAAAAAATCCTATATTTCTGTCTTTTTATAGGAAAAGTTAAGAAAATATGCAAGAAATATTATTCGCGGATCTCGAAATGGGGACCATCTATAAAAGGACGTCTGCCTTGTGATCGGCGCAAATCAATGTAAGCGTTCATAGCCTCTTCCATCGTGCCTTCCCATTTGCGGATGTCATCAATATGCCACGCAGCACCCCACCTGATAGGCACTCCAACGATAATTGCGGCTTGTTTAATAGCATCAGCAAGATCATCATAAAGATTAAGTTCCCAAGAGGCCCGCGAATTTACAAAGGCCATAATGTCGAGAGCCTTTCCCTCAAGATGCAACGATTTCATTGTCTTGCTCGCGCCCTTTGCAACAAGCTCTTTTTGCTCATCCAAAGTTCTCAATCCTTGAATTACGCCAAAGTCTGTTTTGGTCAACGTAATCGCCTGCTTGGCTACCGCTTGCAGCCTTTCGTCAACGCCCTCTAACTTATCAAGGCTTCGTCTGCTAAGTTTAAATGTCATGGTTTCGCTTTCATATATTTACCTACGGCTCTACCCCCAAACCAAAAACTGATTATAGCGGCAAATAATCCAGATGTAGCATCGTCCCAAATCAGAGAAAGAGAGCGACCTAAGTCATTACCAGCGTCCATTAAAGCAATCAACGCCGTCACTTTGATGGCAACGAAAAGGCCAAAAAAAACGTAAGTGATGACAGGACGGACAGAACCTCTAAGTCCGTTAATAAACCAACCAGCGTCGATACTGTCATGTTTATATAAACCTTCCGTCTCTTTTATCTCCGCTTGCTTGTCCATAATGTTAAGCTGTAGTTCGTTGCGCTTCGTCATCATGTCCATCTCAAGCTGCATTCGCTCAAGATTGTGCTTATGCTCTTGCCCCGCCTTAAAATAATTCAAAACTTCTGGCAGAAACGACGTACCAAACCCTAGCAGGCTTCCTAAAAGTGTAATCATACCACAATCGTCCCGTATAAGCTCATTTTAGTATTAAGAAGAAACTCAAGCGCCCTCACCATGAGGAACACCATAAAATCCTCAACGGTTGTCATACTTTTCCTCGTGAACAACCTTTTCGGACGTGACCGTGGTCTTGGACTCCTTGCCCATCCATATGCCGAAACAGCCTGTAAGTGCACCCATGCAGACAGATACAAGCCCTGATTGTGCTACCGACGGGTCAGGAAGCGACATAAACCAGTGCACCGCCTGATAGGTCAGCACAGTAACAGCTAACATCATTAAACGAGGAAGTATTTTTAGATTATCAATGTATTTTGCAGTGACCTGTACCATTCAGACCTCCATATCTAAGACTTGTCCTTGCGGCTGTAGTTCAGTGTTTTTCGCCCCAAACCTATCATAACTGGACATTAAATCAAGTTTTTGCCGCTCAAGCACTTTTTCAAGCTTGTGCGCAAGGGCATGTTCCTTTTGCACCTGTTGCTGCGCTTGATGGTTTTCGATGCTCTCACGAGATCTCTCAACCTGTACTGCAAACGGTAAATTTCCTATTGATTCAAGCATTGGCTAACCACACAAAAACTACAAGGCCACCCACTCCAAGGATAAACACAAATATCCCCGCCATCCACTCAATAATAGTTTGCTTAATCTCCATTCTGCGGAAGTCATGCTCACGCTTTTGCTTCCGAATCTCCGCTTCTATCCGCAAAAACTCCTGCCAATGAGACGGACCAAGAATAGCAGGGTGAGATATCAATTCCCGCAACTCATCTCGCATCTTCTGCGCTTGCTTCCTCGCAAGAAAGACTTCCATAGCTTGAGCCTGAGTGCCACCGCCCAAAGCCTTGTACCAAGGCGGCTTTTCAGCCATCTTCTCAGCCTGATCAATATCCGCCATACAGTTAGCCCACTGTTGCAACTGTTGGCCCATATCCTGCAGATCTCTGCCGACACTGACACCTTTTTTCAAAAAACTATAAGCGGCCTGTGCGCCAGCTATCGCGACCCCTATTTCGATCATACCTCATAAAACCTCGCCGGGCATACATAGTCGGGTCCCACCGTGTATGCCTTATCGTACCACAGGTATTTAGGTCTGTCATACCCACAATCGTAAGCACAAACCTTATAAAGTCCAAAAGAAAACGAATGGCCCCAAAAAATGGCGACCAATACACACATCAACTAGGCGTTGACAAACCGTGAGCCGCGGAGAGCCGCACCCATACCACGCTTCTTGCCCGTAGTTACCTTCGCCTTTGCAGTGTTGGGCGTAGCAACGTCTTCCATCTGCTTGTATGGAATACGGCCCTGATCCTTAATATCCGCATACGACTGCGCCTTTTGCGCAGCACCCGGTGTATTAGTTACAATCTTTACACTTGCCATTTAAAACTCCTACTTCTTCTTTACCGCGCCGCCTTTTGCACGACCTATTTTACGTTTCATAAGGTCCCTAAACGCTTTTGATCCGCGGGCCGCGGCAATCATGCCACCCCCCGGTTTTTTGGTTTTTTTTACTAAGCCTGCCAAGGCCTTTGATCCCTCTGCGGCGTCCACAAGACCCATCGAATATTCGGACATGCTTAGAATCTTAGGTTCTTTCATCACTGACCCCTTTGCTTCAAAAGTTCACGCTGCATCGCACTGTCTATGCGAGCCGCCGTCTGAGCCTCTTGGCTCGCCAAACGCTTCTCAAATTGCTCCATACGCATCTGTTGGTTCTGTGCCTCAAGCTGCAATCGCGCCTGATCGTTCTGAGCATCCGCCTGCTCCGACTGAGCCTTGATCTGCAACTCCTGCTCTTTCAACTTTACCAACGGATCCGGCTGACCCGCACCAGATATCTGCGCACTCATCTGCTTCACTTGCTGCAAACCCTGCGCCACACCCTGTGCAACCAACGCCTGATACTGCATCTCCTGTTGCTCCGCGGGCATCGGACCAGCTTGCTGCAACTGCATCATCGCTTGCTCCTCCGCCTGCAACTTAACATGCTCCATAACGTGCTTCTGCATCGCCATCGCAACAGGCGGCATACCCCCAATCATAGGACTCGACGCAAAAACCAAATGCGCCATAATATGTGCCTGATGATTCTGACCCTGAAACGCAACCAATTGAACCATGTCCATAGCATTAATATTCTCAGATGCAGGGTCCGTGGGCCGCGGTTCCTCGTCAGGAACCTTCTTCATTAACCGATCAACATCGCTCACACCAATCGCTTCATACATATCACGATAAATCTCGTGCATGTTATGCAACTCAGGGGCCGACGTCGCCAACTGCATCTTAGTCTGAGCCAAAGCTATCCGCTGCGCCTGACTAAACGTATTCGGATTACTTACAGGAATAATATCTACACGGTCATCAAAATCAGACGCCATCACCGACTGATCACCGCCCGCAACACTGTACGGATACTCCTGCGGCAAAAACTCACTCATCACACGGGCAAGCAACTTAAACTCAATACGCATCGCATAATGAAGCCGCTTGTGAACAGCACTCATTACACGCGTACCTTGCTCCAACATCGCTAATGTCGTACCAACCGCAGCTTGCTGATTGCCATCACCAACCTTCAAATCAGTAATCGTCGCAAACCGCTGACCCGCCTGAACCACAAAACCCAACAAATTAAACAACGTCTGGTCCGGCCCCTTAAATGGTAGCGGCATGAGGCTGTCACGAATAGCCCCACCGGGTGCATCCACGTCGCGGAACTCACCCGGCTGCAACGGATCATCGTCGTCCCTGATCCGTAGTCCGCGGGCCTTGAAACCCGCCGGGAGATTGGACAACGTACCAGCGTCGATTAATTGCCGCAGCGCCGCTGTGGCGGTCCGTGACAAACCGCCAATCGTATGGATCAATCCCAACCCATAAAAACCAAAACCCGGTAAAAACTTGTAATGCACAAAATATTGTATCTTGCGCTTTAACGGATCATCCTCGCGATAATTACGACGAATCGACAAAATCTGACCATTATCCTGCGAAATCGTCACAATATACGGTACTTTTATGCCCGTAGGCTCGCCGTCCTCATCCTCATCCTCAAACCCATCAAGATCCAAATTGGCATGAAACTCAATCAAAGTGCAGTCATAATCAACACTTCCGGGCTCAAATCCCGTAATACGGTCCAACTCACCCTGAACCTCGTCCGATTCCGCTTGCTGCGGTATAACTGGAATATCACGATATACACCCGCCAACTGTTGCTTGCGTAAATCGTTCAAATTCATCCGTATTACATGCGCAATGTTGCTGCACGTGTCCAAATCAGACGTCTCATACGGAACAACCAAATGCTCCGCAGGAACAAACTTACTGACCGCACGGCCCATTACCTCATCATAATACACCTTCTTAAACGTACTGCCCGCCAGAGGAAGATAAAACAGCATCTGGTCCATGTCAGGAGTGTAATCCTCCATAACATTCGTAATATAGTAATTCATAAACTTACGAACACGCGACGCTTGCTCCTGCTTGGACCGCGTCTCGTCGCCCATAATTGCCGTCCGAACGGGCCCCGACGACGGTAATAACTCATTAAACGCCTGCGCCTGAAACTGCGTCGCAGCTTCAGCCAAAAGCGGATGAGTCACACCAGAGGCTCCACGAAACGGTTGAGTACGCTCCTCGTAATTAAAACCAAGAAGCTCTAAACCCTCCGTGTACGCATCCTCCCACTCCTGACGACTGGCCTTGTTCGCATCAAACTCGCCCAACAACTCAGAAGAAATAGCCCCCAACTCGCGGTCATCCATAACCTCCGCCAAGTTGGCACCAAAATCCATATCATCAAAATCTTCCGACGGATCAAAGTCTACAAGAACACCACCGTCATCCTCTTCGACAATCTCAATCTCCTCGTCGCCGTCAAGCATCAAAGGAGTCTCTCGCGAATCAGGAATCTCTAACTCCAACTCCGCCTCTAAATCAGACATGTCCAATTGAGACGGAACATTCCTGTCCATTAATCCGCCAATAGGTGATCTCGCCATAGAACTCTCCTAGTAATACGACCTTACCATAACAGACTTTTCCTCATCTTGCCAATCATCTGTTGGTAATTGAATAAAATTACCCTGACGATAACGCATCAAAGCCTGCGTCATACTATCAACCAAATCGTCATACTCCCCCTCCGGAAACGCCGCAACCTCCTCAATTAACTCATCAGCCCAACTCTTGTCAGGGGCCCAAACCATACCAGCCTCAAATAACGGACTCACCGCATAAACACGACTCACCTTGTCATTACCCTTGCTCGGCGTGAAATTTACAACAGGTATCCCCGTCTGACGCATCTCATGCGTCAAAGGCAAACCACTCGCCTTCGCCTCAATAATAACCGTGTCAGGCTCCCAATACTCATACTCCTCAAAAGCCAATGCCTTCAATTCAGGAAAATCATAACGACCCTTCTTCGCATCCAACAAAATCAAATTAGGCGGACCACCCTCCTCCGGATAAAATACTCCCCACGTCGTAATCGCACTAAAGTCAGACCGCTCACGCTTCGTAAACGCCGTGTCATAACTCTGTATCACATACTGCAAATTAGGTATGTTCTCACCCTCCCAACAACGCCACCACTCCCGCGGTATAATCGCATTCTCCTCACCCGTAGGATTCTGCTGATACTGCGCATTCCACTTACTCGGCGGAATAGATGCCTTGACCGCCGTTAAATCCTCAATACTCCAAAACTCAGGCCAACACGGCTTCCCATCATCAAAAATAGCAGGTAACTCAACTACCTCCCATTGATCCGCTAAAGGATCCTTAGCCATCGCCCGTAACAACTGACCCGTCATGTCCTTCTCCGACCAACGAGTCTGAACCAAAACTATACTACCTCCCGGCTGAAGACGTTGGCGGGGACCCCCAGTATACCAATCCCAAGCATCATCAAACCCACTGTTACTCATAGCCGTCTGCTCAGAATGGGGATCGTCAATAATCACCAAATCACCACCACGACCCGCCAAGTTCGAACCAACCCCAACAGCATAATACATCCCACCACGGCTCGTGTCCCAACGACCAGACGCCTTACTGTCCACCGCCAAACGAACCTCCGGAAACACCGCCTTGTACTCATCACTGTCAATCAAATTCTTCGTCTTACGACCAAAATTAACCGCCAACTCCGTCGTGTGAGTCGCCTGAATAATCTTCATCCCCGGATTGCGACCCATCATCCAAGCAGGAAACAAAAAAGACGCAAACTCACTCTTCGTGTGCCGCGGGGCCATGTTAATAATCAAGCGTTTTAACTCGCCGCTCGCGACGCGTTGAAGCTTTTCCGCGATGATTTTGTGGTGCCTACCAGATATAAACTCAGGCCACATTGCATGTACAAAATGTAGGAAATTATTTTGCGCTAATTCGTTTTTCTCCAACTGCGCCAAACGCAACTGTAGTTTTAGCATTCGATCTTCGATTGAACCAACGGTTGCATTCATGCGGGGCCCCTATGCGACTTTATCTAAATTAACCCAAATCAATATTATTTTCTACATGATTATTTGTCAAAAACATGGCCCATGCACCCGCTGGCTCGCCACGGGGCCGCGGCGCGAAAATCGCGGATTTTGGCGCGAAAACTGCGAAATTTGACCCGATAGCCGGGGGACCCGACGCGAAATAATTCCACCGGCAAACGCGAACCGGCGACATCAAACGCGGGCCGCGAACGCCTGCCGGTGGATCTGGCGACACCCAGCGCGGGCCGCGGATCCCCGCCAAACTGCAGCGCGAACCGCACCGGCTGCCGGTAGGTTTGGGCCGCGAACTGGGCGGTTCGAACCGATCCCCACGGCCCGCGGATCCCGCCGGTAGGTTTAAGGCGCAAAGAGGGCGGAGGGCGGGCGCAAGTTTTAAACACAAATAAAAAGGCCCGCTCAAGGCGGGCCAAGTATCAATTGGGATCAATTGGCGGTTAAATTAAAACGCCTCATTTCTGATTGCGCGGCGTTGTTCATCGTAAAGTTCGACCCAACGCTGGCAAGCTTTGATGGCGGCGTCGGGCGTTTGGGCGTTCGCTTCGCTTATGCGTTCCAAAATTTCCCCGTCGTCCCAACATTCAACTAAAACATCCCAGCCGTTGCTGTTATAGTTTTCCACCGCGTGGCGTTTCACCGTTTCGATTAAATCTTTCATTTGTTCACCTCATAAAGAAAAGGGCGGGATTGCCCCGCCCCATTCATCGCATATTGTCCCACAAGGGTCAAGAATGTGTGTATCCGTCCCGTTCGATGCAAAGCCACATGCCGCGCCACTGCAGGACGATAGCGCCGTCCATGCCTATTGTAGGCTGAACGCGGGCCAGCATTTCCGCCAGATCGGACGCCCCGTCGCTGTTCTGACAATACTTTTGCAAAACCGCTCCGAACTGTTCACGATTTACGGTATCGGCAAACGTGCCATATTCGCGGTCCATATTCATCAATACAGCTCCAATTTGATTGAACTGTTTTTCAAAATAGAATTAAGGATTTCGCGGATTTCATCCTCATGGTCCCACAAGTCAATGTCCAACCCGCTGGTATCCAAGTCGGCGATATTGTTATTCACTTCCTGCATAACATCGAAGTCAAAAAGCGCATTGTCAACAAGCGTAGCAACGTGCGTTTCCATTAATTCAAAAAGCACGTTGCCCGCCTGCCGCGCACGTTCCTCATATACTTCTAAGCTTTTGCGCAAGCTTTCGTTCTCGCGCTCTAGTTCATCATTTGAGCGGAGCGGTTGCAGGTTTAAAGTTTTCGCGTTTTCCATTGTGTACCTCATAAATAGAAAAAGGGGCGGGATTGCCCCGCCCCCATATAAACGCATATATGCGCTTATGTAAAACAAAAAGTTTTATGCGGCAATGCGCTGCCACTCACGGTCCGATAAATTCAAAAGCTTTCCGCCCCGCTGTTGCCACATGTCCGCTTCATCCGCGTCACAAGTATTGCCAACCGCCGTCAAGGCATTAACCAGCGTTGCACGTGTGATCGGTTGCGCCGCGTTGTTATATCCATCTTGACGGAGCGTTTGCATCAAACCGTTTAAATCGTCGGAGTTTTCTTTTTT